GGTATAATACCTCTTTTTTTATAATCTTCATACGCTTGTCTAGCTTCTCCCATAGCATCATCAAAACCATAACTTGCCGTTTGTGCTTCAGGTCGCATGTCTCCTTCGTATTTAATAGGGGCAGCTCCAGCAACTAATTCGCCTTCTGCGTACATTTCTCGAGGTAATTGTAATCTTGTTATCGCCATAGTTGTATAAATTAAGTTATTAAAAAGGCAGGAATTTCACCTGAACTTTTACATTACTTTGTTTTGGGGAACAAATCAAGTCCTGGAGCATGCACTATAACATCTCTTTGAACATCACTCTCTGGGATGTTTTTGCTCTTCCACTCTTGTTCGTTCTTATATATCTCTCCGGTTTTCTTGTTTTTTATGGTTGTTTCTACGTCTGTGGCCTTAATAAGAGGCACATCTTTACCATTAACCTTAACTGTTTCATTCATTATGTTACTACCTGTCTAGGCTTAATTTCTAAAATAGAAGCTACAACGTGAAGCCTATCACCTGTAGCTGCTGTGACCTTCAATATTTCATCTTCTTGAACTACCAAAGGTCCTGTAAGTAATTCAACTGTAGTGTTAGCACCAACTGCTTTAACTTTAAATAGGCTAAAAACATCGCTTCCAGCAGTTAAAGTTACAGTAATGGTATCCCCTGATCCCGAGTCATCGCTAACTAAAATAGATTTAAGAACAGCTGTGGTCGCTGAAGGACAAGTATACAATGTAGTTGCACTTGTATCTGTAAGATCCTTTTTTGCGTTTATAAATGTATTACCTTGTACAGCCATTAGTTTAAAAAATATGCCTCCGCATTAACTTCATCTTTCACATCAGATTGATATGTAGAATTAAGTTTTTCAATTACAGCATCTAAGTCTCTTACCAAAGACTGGAATACAACTTCGTCATATTCTGCGCTTGCTCTTGTAAGTGTTTGTACTATCTTTGCCATTATCTTCTTCCGTCCGCTTGAACATCTAATCTAAATGTTCCTAGTTTCCAATTTTGTGCGGATCCTGTATTCTCTATCTTCAATGCTACCGATCTTGCTCGTGCTCTAGTATCTACTTTAGTTGTAGAAGTTGTTACGGTAAAGGGTCCTAAAGGAGAACTTGCTTGACTACTATTAGAGTAGTCTTTTAAGTTTAATGTCACTTGAGTATTTCCTGTTTGAGAAACAAAGTCAGGAATAAATCTTCTTATTTTCATTAAGTATTCTCCATCTCCTCTAAACGTTATACCTTCTTTGGCATCTTGAGTAATATCAAAATCTCCTGATTCAATATTAGCTAGAACAGCAGTGACTGTTCCTCCGGAGACTACTTGATCGGTTCCTGTTTCTTGCTCATAATAAATAGTGCTACCATCGGTATTTCCTTGTACATCATAAGATGCATCATCAGATGCTCCGTAATAACATGCATGAGGCTTATCAAATACAGCTGAGTCAGACCAAGCAGTTCTAGGAAGAGTTCCCACTGTCCATACTGGACGTTGAGGGGAAGATTCTAGATAATTATAAGTCACTATTCTGTTAATAGAGTCTGAAGAACTAGTTCCATAGAACCAAGATACTTCACCAAATAGATTATTAAGACCAGCATTAATTAAATCTCTAGCATTGGTATTAATATCTTCATAAACATAGTCTTCAACTAAACATAATAAGGATTCAAGTTTACCGGTATATCTAAAGAAGCCATTCTCTGACATCCAATAGGCGTTACCATCAACCTCAATATTTGCATTCTTACCAATTAAACCACAGTTAGTTCCTACCTGTGAGAAGGTAAAAGTAAAAGGCTGACCTACAAATCTCATTAAAAATAAGGCTGTATCTGTCCATATATAAATTGCATCTCGACCACGCTTTGCTCCCATGATCCGTGATCCGCCAGTCAGTCTCTGTGTACCAGCAGTATTGGTTGCTTTAGGTGCGTACGTGTTAATGTCTTCTTGGTCCGAGAACCTAATAAACATATCGTCTTGTGTATCTGTATCTCCAATCGTGGTTTCAGTTCCGAAGAACACTAAGTGTCTATCCGGTGTAGATACAATCATGTGTCTTGAAGCTGTAGGAGCTCCTGAAATAACCGTGGCTCGTGTTCCAGTGGCATTGCCTGCATCTGCATCCCACTCAAAACATTTACCATTATAAATTAAAGCTATTAATTTTGTTCCGTAGTTATCAAAAATCCATAAACCTGGATCAATAATAAAGTCCTCACTTGAAGCTTGGCCCCAAGCCATGTAACCAGAAATATTAGTAACCGTGGCTCCCGAACTATGCGTTGCAGCTGTTGTACCATTAACTTCTCTAGCTCCTCCACTGACAATATTTGTAGAAGTATCATTGGCCGCAAAACTTATGTCTTCTGAATCTACTCTAAGTTCTCCAGAAGTTGGAAAAGAAACAGAACTAGTTAAAGGAATATCGGTTACAGCTGCATTGATTCCAGCAGAAAGAGTCGTGGTCGCCGGACCAGAAACTGTTCCACCAAATAAACCTGTTCCAAAACCTCGTCCACTAACTTGTTGAGAAGGACCTACCGGTTCATAGTATTGAATAGTTGCACTTCCTGAAGTTGTTATAGGGCCAGATTGTTCAGTCTCTCCCATTGTTACAGTAATCGTGGTAGGAGTTGGAACTGTAATTACTTCAAATCTTTGATCATCAAAATCAGAATTTGTAAATGTAGATCCACTTATCGTTACGCTACTGGTTCTAATAATGTCACCAGGTTGCATACCATGACCAGTAGAAAAAGTTATTGTCACAGTGGCAGATGACGAGCTTGTAGTAAAACAACTGGTTTCAGTAAAAGTAGTTTTGATAGGGTGGATGTCATAATATGTTCCACCAGAATATACGTATAAAATTTTGTTAGACCCTAGAGCAGCGTACTTAACACCATTACTATCTAAAAAATGATGTACAGCTCTTACAGCTCCAGTAAGTTTATCGGCCCCTAGTTGATCCCAGCCGCCAATTTTCTCAGGAACACCATATCTAAACCGTACATTATCTCCACCAACCCACTGACTTTCAGCTGCGGTCGGTGTGATTTGCTTATTAATACCAGGTTGAAAAAATAGTTTCTGTAACATTATACTACTATACTAGTTTTTAGGCAGAAATATAGTGATTTTTAAATAGAGTGCAAGAAGGTTATATAGGGCTTTTCTTTCTTTAACGTTTAAACCAAGAAGGAAGACCTAAATGAGGGCGCTTATCAAACATATTATCTTTCGCTCCAGGTGTCTTGCAATTATTATAGTGAAGAAATACTTGTGTACATTCTTTGCCTTTGAATTTATTTCTCCAATGTTCTAGCTCCATACCTTTATAAACCATCATATCTCCTGGTTTTAAATCTACTCGAACGCCTTTAGTGTTCTCAGATACATATCCAACACCTTCTTTTTCCCCTCCTTTTGAAGAGTCGGGTTCTAAATATAAAGGCCAATCATCACCCCCTAGATTCATAGTGGTTGAAATCTCACAACTAAATCGGTCTTTGTGTCTTTTAAGAACATCCCCTTTTTTATATATTCGGGCATAGGTATATGCGGGTATAATTTTTAATCCTGTTGTCTTTTCCATAACAGGGTGGATTTTTAACATTAAAGTTTCCATCGCAATATTCGCATAATGAGAATATGTGTTTGGTATTTGTCCATCTACAGGATCTTCATAATATCCAAGTATTTGTTCAAATGGTGAAAAGTATCGAGCAACTTTACAAGTATCATAGACTTGTTTTTGCATAGAAAAATAATTAGCAATAAATGATGCTAGATCTTTAGATATTGCTTGACGAACAATTGCGTATTTATTTTTTTTAAACATCTTTAGCCATTTCCTTTGGCACAGCTTGTATGTTCCAATGTATAAATCTAAAAGGCTCAAGTCCATAATCTACTGAAAATTCATGTTGTAAATAACCTGGAAATATAATTAATGTTCCAGGTTGAGGTCTAAAGTGAATTAGTTCATTACCATTAAGAATTTCTTTTAGATTAGTTTTCATTTTTAGTTTTGTAGTTCTTGCACCAGTTCTAGGCTCATGAAATATTGGCATTGATGTTTTTTCATTTGCTTTCAAAAAGTAAAAACCTGATACGTGTTGGTTCCAATGTATATGCGCACTATGATGACCGCCACCTTTTTTAGCAAACTCTTGTACCCACATCTCACTAAACATAGTTGTGTATTGTGACATATCATAGCCTTGATGATCTAAATATTCCCAAGACTTTTGACCAATATAATCTCTAAAATCTCTAAAATCATTGTCAGCTGTTATTTGGTTTGAGTGATATGCTCTTCCAAAGTCACCAAACTTTTTTATATGTGTTTTAGCTTCTGGAGTATTTTTAGCAGCTTTAATATATTTATCAGATGCTTTAGTCAAAGATTTTATAAACTCTGGTTTTTGCTCTGACCAAATAGTTGTGTTGAAGTAATTATTTATATCCATGTTATTTAAATGATTTTCCTAAATGCCATACCACAAGACTATATCTTGTGCCTGATGTTACAGGCTTAACTCTATGCCAGACAAAAGAAGGAAATACAATAATAGATCCTTTTGGTAATATCTCTTTACATTGTATTCTATGTTTTGATTCATCTCGCATATGTGGGTCATAGTTTCTAAAATCAAATTCTAATTCACCCCCTTTATATTCCGAACCATCTGTTAACTGACAAGTCATAGATAGTTTTCGAATTTTTCCGTTTTCATTAGGACCCTTGTCTTCATAAGGTTTAGGCCAACTGTCACAATGCCAATCATAATATTGATTTAATTTATATTTTGTAAACTGACACGATTCAGACCAATCCCAATCAAAATTCCAACCAGCATTTTTATTAGCTTCGTGAACATATGGATGTAATTCTTTGTATATCCAAGTATCATTAAGCCATACTAAATCTGATTTTCTTTTTTTTTGTATATTTTTAATATCTTCTTTTGATAATTCTTTTTTGTCAAATCCACCCGTTCTTGCAATACTTTCTTTTTGTTGGTTTGCATAAGCTATTACATCATCACAAAATTTTGGTGTAAGTACACCACTAAAAGCCCAATAATGATTAGATATATTCATAAGTTATAGTTTGTACAAAATTTAAACTATCCTTTTGATTATTGGTTATGTAATACATATTAGTTGATGGAAACATAATAAATTTATTATTTGTAAGTTCTATATCCCAACTTCTTCCTTTACGTCTGTTGTCTTCATAATGTATTCTGACCATACATTCTTTTACTTTTACACCATATAATAATGTAAAGTCCGGAGAGTTACGTAGATCTACTGGATCTACGTTTGATAAAGGAATTGTTGTTTCCGCAGGTTTATAGATATTTCCCCACATTTCTTTGTTAAGTAAAG